ATGCTTAATATCCTAATTGGTAGAATCCTAACGGCCATAAGCGCTTTAAGAAGCTTCTTCTCCATGCTTGGCGGCACTGCAAAGCTTGCTATCAATCCTAAAGGCGTAACAGCCGGAACGGATGCCGTAGCAAAGAGCGCTGATAAAGCAAGCGGTGCTTTAGGTGGTGCAGGAGGAGCGGCTAAAAAGGCGGCTAAAGATATAAAGAGTGCGACTACAGGCATTGACGAACTCAATATCCTTCCTGATCAGAGCGATTCCTCCGGAGGTGGAGGCGGTGGAGAAGGTGGTGGGGGCGGTGCAGACTTCCCCATGGAATCCTTCGATACCGGCGCAATGGAAGAAGGAACAGCCAAAATCAATGAGCACTTGCAGGGCATGATAGATAGGTTCAACGAATTAAAGAATCTCTTTATGTCCGGATTCTGGGAGGGGCTAAAAGACACATCAGTACTCGACTCCATCAAAGAGAACCTTAAAGGAATTGGAGAAAGTCTTGTAAACATTTTTACATCAAGTGAAGTGCTTAATGCGGCTAACACCTTTGCCGACAGGGTTGCAGTTGATCTAGGGAAGATTGCAGGAGCAGGAGTAAGTATCGGACTTACCTTCGTGGATTTCTTAAGCGGTTCTGTAGAGAAGTATCTTGCGCAGAACACAGAACGCATTAAGAAATTCATCGTGAAAATGTTTGATATCGAAGGAGACATCGCAGACATTCAAGCGAACTTCGCAGTAGCTATAGCTGAAATCTTTTCAGTGCTTCAAGGCGACAACTTTAAGCAGATAGGGGCAGATATCATTAGCATTGTTTCGGATATTTTGGGAACTTTCATTGTAGTTTCTGAAAGCTTTTTCCGTGACTCCATAGATGTGATTCTGACTCCTGTTGTGGAGTTAAAAGACCGGATTATTGAAACCTATAATGCGCTATCTGAACCGGTAATGCAGGTTTTTAATGACCTGGCTGAAATATTCCATATGTATGGCGACACTATCATAAGCATCTATGATAATTCTGTTCATCCGCTATTTACCTTGATGAAAGAAACCATTGTTGCTGTAGGAGACAAATTCTTAGAGTCCTTCGGTACTTACATTCTGCCAATAGTTCAGAAAGCGGCAGACAAGTTCACAGATTTTAAGGACAATGTCATTGCGCCTCTTATGCCAAAATTTGAAGAGGTTTTCGGAAAAATATCGGAATGTATTCAAGTAGCATGGACTACCGTTATAGAGCCTTTTATTATTTGGTTCACCGGCGTTGCAGTACAGCAAATCGGCATGGCGCTAGATACTGCTGTGAGTTGCTTCTTCGCATTCCTTGATGGGGTAGGAAAAGTAATTGACGGCGCCCTGACTGCCTTAGGCGGTCTTATGGATTTTATTATTGGCGTGCTTACAGGGGACTGGGACAGGGCATGGAATGGCATTAAGGCCATATTTGACGGCGTATGGAGAGCAATTACGGGTATCTTGGAAGCGATGTTAAATGTAATGCAGGCAAGGCTTACCGGTATGCTCAACATGATGAGGAAGAATTGGGAAGCTGTCTGGAAAGCGGTATCCGACTTCTTTAAACGCATTTTTGACGGTATTAAGTCTGCGCTTAGCGAGAAGATGGAAGCTATTAAAAATGGAATCTCCACTGTCTTAAATACAATAAAGGAAAACTGGGAAAAGGTTTGGACTAATTTGAAGACTACCACAGTATCGATATTTGAGGGCATGTGGGGAGGAATCAAAGGTGTTATCAACTCTATCCTTGGTGGCGTTGAGTCCATGGCCAACGGAGTAATCAAGGCTATCAACAGCATGATTAATTCTTTGAACTCCATTAGCTTTGAACTTCCTGATTGGATTCCTGAAATCGGGGGAAACAGTTTCGGGCTGAGCATTCCTACCGTTCCTACGGTGTCCATCCCGAAGCTTGCTAACGGTGGATTCGTAAAAGCAAACACTCCACAGCTTGCCATGATTGGAGATAACCGGCACTACGGAGAGGTAGTTGCTCCGGAAAATAAGCTGGAAGACTTACTTAACCGGGCGGTGTCTATGGCATCCAATCCCGGTATTTCCGCAGAACACTTCGAAAAGATGCTTTCCTTCCTGTCCAGAATCTCTGAGCAGATTGAAGCTATGGATCTAACGGTCTATGTGGACGTTCGAGAAATAAAACAAAGGCTTACTGACTTGGAAGGCCGAAGCGGTTACAGCTTAAGGGGGTAATATGGCAACGATAACAATTAACGGAAAAGAATTTCCCGCTCCGGACATTGGAGGCAATCTTGTGGTTGCTACCAATGTTTCAGCCGGAAAGAATGCCAAAGGCGAGTTCGTTGGCCAGAAGGTAGGAAGAGACCAGTACAAATTCGACTCCTTGCAGTGGAAAAGCCTAGATGCTAAGACCTGGGCGGATATGCTGCAGGAGTTTGATAAGTTCGTAGTGGTCGCAAAAATCCCTGATATGGTTCACAACCGCTTTCAGACTATTAGGATGTATCCGGGCAATAGAACAGCCACGCCGATAGCCTTCGATAAGACTGGCCTGCCTACCATGTATCGGGATTGCAAGGTAAACATTGTAGATTGTGGAATCAATTAACCGGGAGGGGCTATGCTTCAAGTAACAAGTGCATACAAAGAAGAAATGAAAAAGCCTCTCCGGGGGCATACCCTAATGCGGGTAAATATTGGAGTTATTAATCAAGAGGCGCAGGGCAGTGCTAAAGTGAGCTCTGAGACTGCTTACTTTAGCAATCTGGAAAAGCCTCTTAACAACTATGTTGTGGATGCCCTATATGCTACAGCAGAACAGAACTATAGCTCCGTAGATGGGCGGATGTATTTCCTTCCGAGGGAAAAGTCTGACTGTGTTCTAAATCAGGGAATTGTGTCTAAGGAAATAGATGGGACTATAGATTTTATATTCCCTGTTCCGGTGGATCTAAGAGGAGTCACTATAGACTTTGGAAAGGCCTATCCGGAAGCTTTTACAATCGTTACCGACCAAAGCTGGAAGGATGTAATTGGGAATACTAAAAGCAAATATGTCTGTGATGAGGTGTTTAAAGACACTACGATTCTATCCATTATTCCTATTAAGATGGTAAATGGTAAAGGACGTCTGCATATCCATGAAATCATCATGGGCATAGGTATTTACTTTAACGAACGAAACATCCTATCAGCAAGTAAGAAAGAGCATATCAGCCCTATCATGGAAGCACTGCCTACAATCGACTTTAGGCTAAGCGTAAACAATAAAGACCGGGCTTACGATATAGAAAACGAAAAGAGTACAGTAAACTTCTTGGAGCTTGGCCAGAAGGTGCAAGCCTTTATGGGACAGGAGATTGAGGATAGGATTGAATGGTTGCAAGTCGGAACTTTGAAGCTTAAAGAGTGGTCGACTGATGATGACAAAATGAGCTTCACAGCGATAGACTTCCTATCGGGGCTCACAGGGAAGTATAGAAAGGGGAAGTTTTATCCTCAGGGAATAAGCATATATGACCTTTGCCTTGATGTTCTTACTGATGCAGGAGTGGACCCGCGAGAATTTTACATAGACGAATATCTAAAGGCGGTAAAGATAAAGAATCCTATCCCTGTAGTAACCCACAGAGAAGCCTTACAGCTTCTTTCCAATGCCGGGCGGTGTCTTTTGTATCAGGACGAAAAAGGAAAGATTGTAATCCGCTCTTCCTTCGTTCCGAGGATGACCAGTACAGTTGCCAGGGAGCCGTATTTCTCCAATGGTACAAGGATTCTTGAGAATCTGCCTATTAAAGAATACTCCCTTACAAACGGAAACTATTCTAGGGTAGACGGCACGACTTTGTTTCTTCCAAGAAGTGGCAAGGCAGATATCGGATATGTAGATAGTACGGCTATGCAAGTCGTAATTGATACCGAAGCAGTTTTTGCTTGTTTCGGTATGCAGCTACAATTTGGCAGAACATATCCAAGTAAGATAGGAATAGAGACACAGGCCAACGGCAATACCGTGGAAGAGTTAAGCTTTGATGTAGATAGAGCGGACTTCATCATATCCCATGAGTTCGCGCCTTTTAATAGAATGGTCATCTACGAAAAGGAGCCCTCAAAGACAGGAGGAAGGGCTGTTCTTAACAAGGTAAGCTTTGGAAATGTTACGGACTATGAACTTAGCTACGGTAGGGAACTAACCAAAACGCCATTAGGTACTCAGCTTCAATCTGTAAAGACCTTGGAACTTACGAGGACAGAATACCTAGATAGCACAGAGGGAGAAAAGGAGCTTGCTAAGGTAGAGTGTACTAAGCCGGGAGAATATCTTGCAGAGTTTAGCAATCCTTCCTATGGCTTCGAAGTACAGGCCACTTCCGGAACGGTATCCGTTCTTGAGGCGGGAGCCTACTTCCTCCGCTTCTCTTATTCCGGATCAGGAGGAGAAGTAAAGGTCAACGGCAAGGAATACTTGGTAAAGACCTACACAATGGAAAAGGAGTTAAATCCTACCGGTAAGAGGGAGAAATGGAAGAATCCTTTGATATCGGACATTGCCCTTGCTACCGATGTTTTAGACTGGGTAGGGAACTACTTAAAAGCGGACAGAGAGTACAGCCTTACCTATAGAGGAGAGCCAAGGTTAATGGCGAATGACTTACTGTATCTTGAGAATAAATATGTAGACAAGCTAATGCTTCGGGTATACGACCATACTTTGAACTATAACGGCGCGCTATCAGGAAGCATAAAAGCAAGAAGGGAGGTTTCTTTTGTGGAAGACACCTAAGACAGACTGGAAGAGTACAGACTTCTTTAATGTAGAAGACTATAACCGAATAAAGGGAAACATCAACGAAATCCGGCAGAAGGCAGTAGTCCTTTGGTCGGATTTTCCTTTTACAGAAATGGGAGCGGATAAAAGTTATCAAGACTACGGATTCTATGCCGATGAGATAAATGCTTTTGAATCTAACCTTGACAGAATCTGCTCCGCTACTTTCCCTTTTACTATCGGAGAGAGGCAGACCTTCTACGATAACCAGCCATTTATCACTTGGGACGAACTGAACAGAATAGAAAACGCTTGCCTCCTTATCTATCAAAACTTTACAGGAAGAGAAGAAGGTATGCGGAGGCTATCTTTTAAATTAGGAACGAAAGGAGAGCTTGTATGAGCCTAAAAACAGACTACAAGGATGCCATGTATGCAAAGAGGAAGTTCCGCATGGAGAATAACAGCGACGGAACAGTAAGCCTCAGCGACGCAACATCCTACACTCAGGAGGGCACTCCCTTCGGGGCGAATGATGTAAACGCCATTACAAAGAGCGTGAATGCCTTGTATCAGGAGACTATCGTAACTATTCCGGCTAATGCTTGGAGTGCATCAGCTCCATATTCTCAGAAAGTATCAGTACAGACAGTCAAGGCAACAGATTCCGTATCTATGGGGAAGGCACATACTAAGGCGTCCAGTCCCTCGGATATAGAGACCTATGACGAGATGGCAGGACTAATCACAAGCGCAGAGGTTACCGATGGGTATGTCACTTTTTATTGCGCAGCAGAAAAGCCTACGAAAGAATTTAAAGTAAAACTAAAGGGGGTGAGTAATTAATGAGTGAAGTATTTATACCGCTTGGCGGTGCAGGAGGAAAGAACAGGGGAACGGCAGCAGTCCTAGGAGATAGCACTCCATTTACAAATGCAGGAGCTGTGATGAGCCTCCCTTTGCCTGCCGGAAACTATAAGAAATCCGTGAGCAATCCCAGAGCTAACTATGGAGACGGGAAAAATTCCGAAGTAACCATTTCCAAAGAATTACTTAAAAAGATGGCAATTAATGCTTTCGGAATCGCCTCTATCACAAATTTTAGTGCGGCCATGTACGCTCATAAACAAGTCCGGCTTACATGGCAACGCCCAACTAGGGGCTTGTGGAGTGGTGTGCATTTCGTATTTAAGTACGGAAGCATGCCGGATGGAATCTATGATGGGTTTACATTTTGGGATAGTGCAGACGTACATTATGAGACACGGCCACTAAATGAAGGACTGCTATATATCCGCGCCTACAGTTATGTAGAAACGAACCAAGGCAGATGGTACGACTATGACGGCACTCCTGTATACACGACAATCCAAGTAGCCGGAATTAGTGGAGCAGTATCCATCAATGCAGGAGCAGGAACATGGACAGTACCGGCTAATGTTTATAAAATCCGCTATATACTTGTTGGGCATGGCGGAAGAGGAGGTGGTTCTGTATCTGTTGTAGCTGCAGGAGGCGGCGGAGGCGGATATTTCACTACCGGATATATGGATGTTACTCCTGGGCAGTCAATTCCGTGGGTTGTTCCTACCGTTAATTCCTTTGTCTATAATAATGGTTCTGGGTTTAATGCAGGGTTTAATACAAAATTTGGGAATATATCCGTTGAATGCGGAAGAGCATCAAATGAATATGCGAAGTATGAAACCATATCCGAAGGTGGAAATGGCGGTTCTGGTGGTGGAGGACCATATCTTAACGGAGATGGAGAGGGCGCTTCCGGTGGTTCAAACGGTTCTGATGGAGTTCAAGGAAGCAATATCGGCGGAAACAAAAGTTATGCTAGAGGTGGTATAGGACAGCATACTAGCACACTTGGCTTTAATGGCGTACTATACTCCGGCGGTGGCGGAGGAGGTGGTGCAAATGGCGGTGCCGGAGGTGGTGCAAATGGTTGGAAATACGATAAATCCCAAAGATTCCAAAACGGTGCTGATGGAACTGATGGTTTAGGCGGTGGAGGTGGTGGCGGTAGAGGCAGAAACTCCAGTGGCGGAAAAGGCGGAACCGGCAGTATTTACATCGCTTGGGGTTCTTCCATGAATGACGGAAGCTAGTAGTAACCTAAGAACATAATATTGTGCATGAAAGGAATTTCCAGAAATGGAGTTCCTTTTTTAATTTACCTAAAAAGGAAGGAGAAGAAGCAATGAAACGAGATTTTGCGCTAATTCTGCCGAATCCAACAACGGCAGAGCATGAGGTAATGGCTATCACCATTTTTGATAGTCCTACCGAGGCGGACATGGGGGCAAGAGCCATCTATGGAAAGACTGCCTACGCCATGGAGTCCTCCATGTGGGACTTGAAAGAGCCGTGCATCTACAAAGATGGGGCTTTCTACAATCTCAAAATGAAGGAAATGCGAGACGAAAAAGGCGAGCTGCAGTTTGTCCGTGTAGGAGAAGAGAAGGCCGAGAGGATTCCTTCACAAGCGGAGCAGATTGCAGAGCTTAAGCAACAGAATGAGGAGCTTAGGCAGACCGTAAACAGCCTTGTACTTGATAGCTTAGGAGGTGAGTAGGATGTATGAGACACTTTTAGGACTGGCAAAAGAAGGAAAGCTAAACAAAAGGATGTTGGACAGGGCAGTCAAGAAAGGTTGGATTTCCAAGGAGCAGGAGGAAGAGATTCTTCGTATCGCTTCAGAAGAGAAAGAAACAGGGGAGGGGGTGAATCATGATAGAGCTAATAACGGATAAACAGTTTCTCGCTACAATCGTTGGCGTTATCTTTGCAAGCAATGGATTCTTTCAGCTACTTATGCTTATGTATCAATCCAGGGAAAAGGAGAAAGAGCGGAAGAGACTGGAAGAAGCTCAAAAAAGTCTTATTAAAAAAGAGCAGTTCGATGCGCTGTGTCGCTGTGTCACAGGCATTGCGATGTTCAGAATCGCAAGAGAAGCCAAGAGGTACATTGATAGGGGGTTCATTACATCGGAAGAGTATCACACCTTAAAGCACAATCTGTATGACCCTTATGAAGCGTTAGGCGGTAACGGGATGGCTAAGAAGTACATGGGAGAGGTTGAAGAGCTCCCCATGCACGAAGGAAAGAAACAAGATTATTCAGAATAAGAAAGAGAGGAAAGAAAAATGGATTTAACACTTTTTCAACAGTTTGAAGTTGCCCCGGTTATGGAGATTGCTATTGCAATTTGTATTGCAGTGCAAGTCCTTAAATGGAGAGGAGTCATCAAGGAATCCGATAAGGACTATATTCCATACATTTGCGGATTCATCGGTATGGTTTTAGGACCAATCGCCATGTATGCTATGCCAGGCTTTCCGGCGAAAGATATTATCAGGGCTGTCGCCATCGGAGGGGTTTCCGGTATTGCATCCATCGGTGTATATGAGGTTTTTAAAGCAATTTTAAAGAGTTTTGGTTACACAGCTTAGTCGCATAGGGTGGCTAAGCTTTTTTATTTAAAGAAAGAGAGGAATTTACTATGAGAAAGAATGGACCAATGGAGAGATACGAAGGAATCGACAGAGATGCATCTGTGCAGATTGTTCCCGGTAGCAACACCGTTGATAACAGCCCTCGCCCAAAAGGAGTAAAGAGAGGACAGGGAGAGGATGATGCAACTCACGGACCCGGAGTAACACCGAATCCGGATAGCTACATGGGTCCCGGAATCGGACTTAAGAAGTAATTGTTTGGGGAGACATCGTTCTCCCCTTTTTTTGTACCGTAAATCATATTAAATAGGAAGGAAATACTTATGAATCCATATCAAAGAGGACAGAGAGCCTTATGCGGTGACTACTTCAAATTTACACCTGATGGAGCAGGACGCTTTAAAAGAGCAGGGCGCTGGCATAAGCAACCGCAGAAGGGGGATGTTATCTTCTATTTCAGTGAGGCGCTAGGAAGAATCGGACACACAGGAGTAGTAGACGAAGTGCCATTGCCCGATTTAGCTGCGGTTGAAGGGAACACATCCGGAGCAGACAAGGATAGAAACGGAGGAGAGTGCCGGAGAAAGATTTACCGGAATTTCAAGGTAGGGGATAGGTCTTGGCCTTGCGGTTTTGGTAGGCCTGTCTTTGACGATGAGACTTGCTCTGTAGAGGAGTTTCTGGAAGTGGTTAGAGGGGAAATCGGCTACGAGGAAAAGGCTACTCCACGGAATCTTGAGGATAAGCACGCCAATCGAGGAAAGAATAACTACACCAAATACGGAGTTTGGTATAACCGCGGAAAGGTTATCTCCGAGCCGTGGTGCGGTGAGCTCGTAAGCTGGTGCTTCTACCGGGCTTGCAAACTCCATCAAGAAAGGAAAGCTTCCGTAGGGCAGCAGGAGCCACAGAAAGAGGGCTGGATTCAGCAGAATGATAAATGGTTGTACTATAAGGATAACGCGCCTGTATGTGGCAAATTTGAGTATATCAACGGTCGCTGGTATGTGTTCGATAACAGCGGATTTATGATCAAGGGCTGGTTTAAATCTGAGGAAGGATGGTACTACTTAGGTGAGGACGGAGGAATGCTTTCTTCTCAGTGGCTCCAGGATAAAGGCAAGTGGTACTACTTGACCAAGTCCGGCTTAATGGCGACTAATGCGAAGGTCAGAAAAGCAAAAGGTGACGGCTATGACTTTGTAGGCGCAGATGGTGCCTATGATTCCTTTAAATCCCTGTTTACCGGTAGAATGGAAGGCGTTGAGATGGTAGAGTAATGGTCATGACCAATTCATGACCAAATTTATCCGAAAAATGGGTAAAATGACTTACTTTTTAGGTGCATAGAAATTACTAATTTGTAATCAAAAGCAAGAAAAAAGCTAGGTTTTATGCCGTTATTCGCATAAATCCTAGCTTTTTATCTTAGCGACGAGGATGGGACTTGAACCCACAACCCGCAGAACGGGCACCAACTTTCCAGGCTGGCCGACTACCATTATCACACCTCGTCTCAGTCAACTGTGCAAGTATACCATTAGCTTTTTTGAAAATCAAGCATTATTTTTTAGAACTTTGCTGTATTTTTCGAAACGATACGCTATAATGAAGCTAACTAAAGAGAAAGGAGAGGCTTCATGCTGGAGTACTTGAATTTAAAGCTGGATGGACTGGGTGTAGGGGAAAGCTCATTGAACATTTGGATGAAGAATGGTCGGATTAAGTATGCCTATGATGCGCCTGTAGAGGATGAGGGTCCGGCTCTTGTCTTGAATGTGCCCAAAGAATCTTCGGAAAGCTTCTTAAACTCTTTAGATGAGTGTGCCATACCGAAGTGGAAGCGTAGCTATTTTCAGGAAAAAAAAGGAGGTATTCCTGCATTTTCCTTCCGTTGGTTTTTGCTGTATAAAGAAGAGAATCAAGAGGCGAAAGAGTATCAAGGGATTAATAGTGTTCCGGGAAGTTGGAACCGTTTTATTGCTTCTTTAAACAGACTGACGGCTGAGGTGAACAGCGCGAATTCTCATCAGATTATGCGTTTTTCCTTACGTGTGGAAGAGGAAAGGGAGAATGTAAGCTGGAATCCTTTGACACAGAAAGAAGAAAGAGAGGATGTCTTTTTTGAAGAAACCCTGCTTCTTTCCAGAGAAAGTCAAAGCCTTGTTTACCTGCAGAACATGAATAAGCTTCCTTCGGTAAAGCATGAGTACTTTATACCCAAAATCGTGGATTATCTTTTGGGCAATATAGAACGCTATTTTCAACATTATGATCAGAGTGAGGGAAGCATAGGGGAAGAGAGTCCGGCCCTTTTAGAGATTACAATTCAATATCGGGATGGTCGGTATTTTCAGGTAAAGAGGTCCTATGATCGCTATGGCCTTCCGGATGACTGGGAAGACTTATTGGAGGACTTTCATAAGACTCTGTCCTACTACGGTGTATTCGGTTCTCTTTTTGATCCAAGACTGTATCGACATGGTGTGAAAGAAGGAGAACATATTTTTCTAAGCTGTTTATCTGAACCGAATGGAAAGCCTAGTTATTTTAGGAGCTTAGAGGACAATATTTCCGTGGGAGATTTTGTGCTGGTTCCCAGTCTGAAGCAGGAAAATGCGGAAACCGTGGTGATGATTTCTGAAGTTCTATATTGTAAAGAGGGAGCACTGCCTTGTCCTTTGGAGGAAGCTAAGCTTATTCTCCGAAAATTGGATGAAGGAGAATTCTTCGGCTTTTTATCCCAGGATAATCATAACGATGACTTTATGTGAAAAAGGAGAATAAGTTGTGATTTTTTTAGTGGATTTTGAAAATACCCATGCCAGCGGCTTTGAAGGGTATCATTATCTGACAGAGCAGGATACCTTGGTAGTGTACTACAGTGATGAAAATTCTGCTTTACAGAAGGGCGTAGTAGAGGATTTAAAGGAAAAGGCTGTCCATGTAAGAATGGTGAAGCTTTTAAAACAGCACAGCAATGCATTGGATATGTACATTGCTTCCACAACGGGAATGTTTTTGGATACAGGAGAAAAGATTTGCATTGTTTCCAAGGACAAGGGCTATGCAGCGGTTCGAGACTTTTGGCATAGCTTAAGAGGTGCGGAAATTCTTTTGGGAGAGACCATTGAAGAGTGTTTTCTCCATTCTGTGGCCAATGACGATGAAAGAATCAGAAGAGCCAAGGAGAGAAACCAAAAGGTACAGCTTATTGATGCCTTTGAAACCACCAACAATGTTCCTACCAGACCGACATTAAGCTACAGAAACAATTACAGAAGAAGAAAAAATCAATTCCTGGACGTGAACAGTCATTTGGAGCCGGTAGAGCTCTTACCGAATCCTTTGGCAAAGGAGGATGTAAGCTATGCTTCTTTGGTGGAGGAGGAAAATGACGGAGAGCATTTTTCCGTGGATTATTCTGCAAGTATCAAGGAAGAAAAGCTTTATCCGGATGAGGATCATGCTGAAAGCTTCGAGAAAGAGCTATCTTCCGATAGAGCTACAGAAGAAACTGTTGTTACTAAAGAAAAAGAAGATTTGGATTCTCGAGAGGAAGCTAAAACCGTAGATAATACCAAGCCGGAAGAAGCGAAGCATGAGGATTCTTCCAAGAGTTCGATAGAAACCGTGAATCGTATTTATCCTAAGACGGAAAAGAAAGCAAATGCCGGAAGACCTTCTAATCAAATCCAGTATATTTATGATCCGGTTTTAAAAAGAATGAAGCGTGTGGATGTAGAGGAAGTAGCTGAAGATAGCATTTCCGAAACCCCGGAGGAAGAGTCTAAGAAAACGGAAGAGAAAAAGTCTTCCGATGCAGGAAAAGATGAGGCTGTACAGGAGGATGCCAGCGCTGTAACAGAAAATCGTCCTGTGGAGCAGAGGGAACGGCAAAGACATCATAATCGTAGAAGAAGACGTTCTAACGGAAAGAAGGAAAACGGAACACAGGCTTCCTTACAAGCCTCTAATCAGGAAGTAAGCCAGGACAATACTAAAGCGGTGTCGCAGGATAGTGCTAAAGTAGCAGCAAAGGACAATGCTAAAACAGTAGTAAAGGACAGTTCTAAAGAACATGGTAAGGATGTTTCTAAGGAACGTGGAAAGAATGCTTCCAAGGAGGAGTCCAAGTCTGTAAAGGAAAAGAAGACGGAGAAGCAAGGAAAAGCGGAATCAGAAGAGAAAAATGGAAAGACTGATAAAGCAGTAAAGGAAAAGAAAGCTAAGGCTAAGGACGCGGAGAAGACTGCAGAAAGCAAAAACGATTCCAAAGCTACAAAGGCAAAGCCGGTAAGAAAGTCTGCTAAGGCTAAAACAGGAGAAGAAAAGTCGGAAACAAAGTCGAGTACAAAGTCTACTCGGACGAAGGTTACTGAAGAAAACGGTAAGACTAAGACGGGAGAGAAGACAAATACGGCGAAGGAAGAAAAAACAGCAAAATCAAAGACCGGTACTAAGACTTCCAATGAAAAGACCTCTGAAAAATCTGTAAAAGTGAAGGCTGATACAAAGAAAACAGAAACCGCAAGTGTGGAGAAGCCCGTTCGGAGAGGCAGAAAGAAAAAGGAAGAAACAAAGGCTGCCGACAATAAGTCGGAATAG